TATGTGGAATTATGAAAAGCGACTTGAATACCCTATTAAAATAAAACAGACGAACCCTACTCTGGCGGCTATGATAATCAGTCAATATGGTGGACCATACTTCAACAAGGTATACAGTTTCCCTTCTTATTTATATAGGTATATTATCATAGTGTTTTTAAATATACAATAGCATTATATTCTTTCGATATTATGTACATCTATTGCACTTGTTACTGTATTGCCAATACCAATTACTGCTCGATCACCATTAATCTGAATAACATCATATTCATCATAGTAAAGGTTAAATGCTCGGTCAGTGTCATAATCGACATTAAGAATAACTCTTACTTTATCGCCAACTTTTATATCTGTATTATCACAGCCTTCAACATTCGAATTGTCGCTTGATATAATACAACCATCGTTGACCCAACCTGTTCCATCATTGATTAAGTAAGGATTGGCCGCCCAAGGAATAACCCTTTTGATTGTTCCACTATTAAATCCCTGTGATGGTGTAAGTCCTGATTCTGATGTTGATGAAGCATATATTGCATTATACTCAACATAATCTCCTATCTGATACTGTAAATGCTCTGTATCTGTCTCATCAGCACTGATATTATCATCTGAATCAAAATTATCATTCCTGTGATCATACTCATTAGCCTGTATAAGTCTGTCAAATAACTCGTCACGCATAATGTCATAATCTACTCTTGTACCATCGTTTAAATAATAGTCACTAGTCTCCTGGGACATAGCAAATTTATCTTCACAGATCTCACCATTATCATCCCAATGAGCTTCCCAGATAAGAGCACCGTGTTCTATAAGTTCATCTACGTTCATATAATCATTTAACCAACTATGGCTTGCATAGATACCCTTTGCAGTTATGTCTGATAATGCATCAAGCCATACAAGTGCAAGCTCCTGTGTATAATGATAATCAATGCCATTTTCAGCCTTGTATCGGTCTGCATCCTCGATATCAAGATACAATCCCATTGTTGGATTACATTTATTATACCATTCCCTGATATGTGCAGCTTCGCTTAACGATTCATCATTGTTGCCAGCATACTGATATAGATAAAGTCCATACGGAATACCTCTCTTCTTGCATTCATCTATATATGTCTGTGCCATAGAATCACACTGTCTGCACTTGCTGTCATCCTCGCTTAAGTCACTGCCATAGGCACAACGGATTATAACAAAATCAAAATTCTCCTTAATGTAATCAAAATCAAGATTTCCCTGATGTCTGCTTATGTCTATTCCTCTTTTCATAACTATTCCTCGCTTTCATTTTTATCTTTAATATTTTCTAATTCTGCTTTCTTTTCCACCTGACTCTTAAGATTGCTTACAATAGGCTGTAAAAATGGTGGAAGTGTAACACCTATATCATTGATGTTTTCTAATATAGATATAATTTCATTGCAAATCAGCCATATTGCCACTATGCAAGCAACTAAAAATGTAAATGGCAATGTTATTCCAACAACATCCGCTGAATAAGAAAGGAGCTGGTCAACTATTACACCAACTCCTACTAAAAGCCACATACATATTTTCTTTGCTATGCCTCTTATTCCTTTATAGCTGTCTATTTCCTGATTTCTAAATTTAGATGCTATAAGACCTGTTATATAATCTATTACATTGCAGGTTATCAATAACATAACTGGTATTGCCAGTATACCTAACGCACTCATTATTATGCTCCATATTGCCACTATAATTGTTTTCGCTCTTTCCATTTGTTTCCTCCTGATTTATATATATTTACTTTAATTTTACTTATTGGGTGCTCTAATCATCTCTATTACTCTCCTTTATTTACTAAATTCTGTTACCAGCTCATTTAATTTATTTTCAAATTCCGTTACATCTTTCGTATATGTTGCCTTATTTGCTATATATGCCTGGGCATTAGCTATGTTACGATTTATAGACAACCCTCCATTGGCGGAGATTGTAGCATTCATATACATAATATCTGTAACTGCACCATTCTCCTCTACACTGCTTGTTCCATTTAATGTTATAGATTTGTTTACATTTAACATTTTTACCTCTTTCTACCACTTCTGTGGATTTTATCCATTATTAACACCTATTGCCATCCATCTGGTTCCATATGCAAATGATGTTGTTGGTTCATACACCGAATACTTAAAATAAGTTTCTGTAACTTCAGTCAAACAAATATTTTCATTAGAGAATAATGTCGTAGGCATAACTGAAATTAATGGTGGTGCAGCATATGATTTTTGAAATATAATAATATATTCTTTCCAGGATCCACTACCAAAATTCCAGTTAGTTCCCCATTGAACAAACGGAATCCCATAATCAGCACTTATTTTTCTACCATAGATTAAACCTTGACTTCCTATCAAACCAATTGTATTAGCACCTTGGCTATTAGCTAACCAGAAAGCGCCGCCATTGTCCTCAAATCCTGCTCTTGTAACTAATTTACTATTTCTATAATAATCAAATCCATCTTTATAATATTTGGCACCATTTTTTCCTGAAATAATTTCAGATTCTTCTTTAAATATCGAAACTGCCTCATTACCAAGCATTATTTTATAGTCACTTTTATTATTTGTTTTATATATTGTAACTCCATTAAAAATGGTTCCTGTGCAGTCTAACGTATGCCCTAAAAATTGAGAAGTTATAAAACCAGATGCATTTATTTTTGTTGATGCAACCGAATTTTTTAAATTTACACTTCCATTATTTATTTCCAAATAACCATTATTCAGATTAAATGTACTTCCTGTACTATTAGCAACATAATTGGTACTTTTAAGCACTCCAGCTGTAACCGTTCCTAAGTTTGCTGATATTGCAGATAATGTAGATACACTTAACTCAGCCGCTGTGATTGAATTGGCAGCTATCTGATTGGCTGTTATTGTCTTAGAAGCTATCTTCGCGGCTGTAACTGCACTTGCCACTATCTTTTCTGTTGTTATTGCATTTGCTGCTATTTTTGCCGAAGTTATAGCACTTGCTGCTATTTTATATGCATTAACTGCATTTGCCGCTATCTTTTCTGTTGTTATTGCATTTGCCGCTATCTGTGTTGCCGTAACACTGCCTGTATATATCTTTCCGCCGTTAATCAGGGTTTTATTATTTGTGTCACACCAGCTTGCAATTGTAGAACCTTTAGCTTCTGCATAATCATTCTTTGGCGATTTGGTAGGTTCAAGATATACTGTATAACCAGTATTATGAGCTATGTTTGTTTTAGTTGTATATATTGTTACTCCATTACTCCTGTTAGGTGTGAACAGATTATACTTTGCCCCACCACGGAGCATAAAATAAATCTGACTGTGCTGAAGAACCTGCCCCACATATGCTGGCATTTTATTACAAAAACGATAATTATTCTCCTCCAAATAACCAGCGGCATCTGTTGTTCCCCAGCCACCTGCTAATACTCTTAAAATAAGATTGCAAGTAAAACCTTGATTATGCGTAGACCATACAGGTTTAGAACCGCTATTAAGCTGAACATTACATTCATAGTTATGTAAACCGTTATATGGTATAGATGAATTTATTAATACTGGATAATATGTATTCGTATCATACTTTGAATCCGTCAGATTTACTGTGGTTTGAAATCTTTTTACTGCTCCTGCAATATCATTCTGCGTAGTGGAATCTAATTTCCCTATTGTAACTGAGCCCGCTGCCAATCTGTCAGCAGATATATATCCACTGGTAATCTTTCCTGCATCTATATTGGCAATCTTGGCATTCTGTATTGTTGCATCTGCTATTAAGGCATTGGTGATAGAGGCATTTGCAATGGCATTAGTTCCGAACTGACGTAATACCCAGCCTTTGCCATCGAAGTAATACATTTTATTAGAATCTGCTGTATTAAACCATATATCATTAGTTTTTCTATTCTCCGTTGAAGGTGTTGTTGTCTGATAAAATATTGTATTCTTGCCATCTGCTGTAAGCTGTGCTCCTTCCGCAGTCTTAGAAGCCGCAGCTGATAAAAGTTTAGCCGCTTCCGCCGTGCTTAATGCACCAGCCGCATTTGTATTAGCTGTATCTGCCTTTTGTGCTGCATTTTCTATATCTTTGTCTGTTGTATTCATCCAGTCTGTGACATCTGTTCCAAACTTGGATGTATCTATTGCTCCTTCAGCTATCTGCTTACCGTTAATTGTTCCTACCGTGATATTGGCAGCCTTAAGATTGATTACCTCGATGTTAGCGGCATCTATAGTTCCACTTGTTATTTTATTAGCAGTTAAATCTACTATCTTTGCATCTGTTATGCTTCCGTCTGCAATCTGAGCTGTACCAACCGCGCCTTTGTCTATCATTGCTGTCTTTATAGAGCCGGCCTCGATATTACTAAGCTTTATGTTAGCATACTTCAAATCTGCATCCTCGGCTTTTAGATAATTAGTCTTTATATCAATTATCTCTGCATTTACAGCGGTGATTTTTTCTGCCGTAACTGTATTAGCCTTAACCCAGTCGGCATCAACCTTCTTTGCTATTAATTCCTTTGCTAATATCAAATCAGAATATATTCTTTCGTTCTGCTGTGTTGTCGGACCTTTAAAATCTGTTTCAGTCTCAGTTTCCGTCTTCCCATAAGATGTAACAGTCATAGCCATACCACCATCATATTCCTGTACCAAATTCATAACCGGCATTTTATATTCACCAGTACCATCATTGACAGTTATGATATCCCACGGATCCAGGCGTATATCTCCAAGTGTTTTTAACGAAGCTCCTCTATAAGTAAATCCTTTAATGCTCTGATATATATAACTTAATCTGTCTGACGTCATAAATGGGTTGGAAAAGGTTATTCCCAGTTGTCCACCGCCCTGCGTTAATTCAGTCTGGCTATCCACATTACAGTTAACATAGTCCAGATGAAAGTTGCTTTCATTATGCTCAAACGACATAATTCTTGTTTTATCTATAGAATACTCACATTCTTTATACCACTTAATAACAATAGTTCCGGCTCTGTCCACGCATGCAAATCCACCAGCTAATGAAGCTATATAACCTATCACCTCTCTGTATGTATATCCAACTGGTTTAGTCTGTATCGTTATGTCATCCAGACCACTTACGTCTGCTGGAACACCACAGCTTGTACTTATCTCACTTAAAACCGAAGCAGCACTTGCTGGATATATAAGATTTGATATATATAGTCCTGTAGTCTTCATCATTCTGTCATATGCTGTAAATGTCGTTGTTACTTGATCACTTTGTGGGTGCTCTGCTGTAAAAAAGCCAAGTGGAATATATTCATACTTTCCACTTGGCAGCTTTAAACCTATCTCTACTGGTATCTCTGTGTTTTCAAATAATTCATCTATCTTCTTAAGAGTAATCTCTATCTTAGCAGATACCGCCGACCCTAGCTGTAATGCTTCATCTGCTGTGCTGGACGTCTCGTAGCCCAACTTTTTAAATCGGGAATTATACCATTTTCCATTAATTCTTAATCTGGCTTCAAAAGTCCTTGATGGACTTCTTATTGTTTCTTTAAAAGCTTCTGTTACGTTGTTATACATATGTTTACTCCTGTATCATAAACTCTATTGCTGTAATATCTTCTAAAGTAGTTCCATCATATCCCTCTGCATCGCACCCATTAACATCTTCCAGCTTAATCATATGCACATCAAGTTCTGTTTCAATGTTATACATATCATTAATTTCTTTAATTACCTCCTGTTCCTTATCTTCTGCAAATTGATATGAACCATCTTTTATAACTTCGTTTCCACTTTCATCTTTTAAGGCATTTTCCTTTAATATTCTTGTTCTTTCAGCATTATATACCTCTAATTCTGCCAATAATGCCTTAAGGTTTTTAGCAACTGCATAATTAACCTTAACCGGCCAATGTTTCTTTGAATTCTGTAACTTCTGTAATTCTGCTGAAATTCTGTCAATCTGTTTAATTGTAAATGTCTTTTTCATCTTCTAGCTCTCCTTATTGTTGAATAATTGACACACTTGCACTTCTGTAATAGAAAATACCATCATCAAGCTCCCCAATTACTTCCTTGCTTAGTGTACCTCTGTAACTTGTTATTGTTATATCCTGTCCATCATCATGAAATGTTATTGGGAAGAATCCGGCAACAAGCTTACTCTTAATAAGAACCAGCTCATCTTCCTGAAGAACTCCCCAGGATATAGATAAAGTCTTCTTTTCAGCAACTACATCACCTAACATTGTTCCGTCAAGTGCTCGTCCTGTTGAAGAAGACCATATAATCTCATCATCCACTTTGATGGACACAGGAGCCGGAAGCTCCTGATTGTCACATCTTAGTATCAATTCATCACATCCTTAATGTATAATCTCACATTTTCCTGTCTGCTTTGTATGTTCGTTTATCTTATCAACTACATACTTCTTAAGACTCTTTCCATCTAGCTGTATATCAAGATCTAATGTTTCCAACACTTTAAGTATCTGCTTAAGAATACTTATAGCTTCGGCTAACAGTTCAGCACTGGATGCCATAGCTGCTGCCTTCTGTGCCATATCGATAAGCTTATCCTCTGGTGCTACAACTTCTCCCTGGTGTTTATTATCACCAATCATTGCAAGCTGTGGTGTGTTTGGCTTTACATATCCACCTTGTGCAAGGTATGGAATGCTGCCAAAACCAACTTCCGGTAAATCAAACCCGAAATGGTCACCACCTATAACCGGTACCCAGTCAGGCACATCAAAGCTTAAGCCATTTACCTTACGGACTATCCAATTAATACCACTTTCTAATCCGTCAAGCATACCATTTATAAGTCCGATTACCATATTAATAGGTCCTTTGGCTATGTCTGCAATTAAAGAGAATATTCCACCAAAGGCATCCACAATACCATTCCAAGCTTCAGACCAATCGCCTGAAAATACCCCAGTAATAAAGTCAATCAATCCACCAAATATCTGCTTTACGTCACCAAATATATTAGAAACATTTTGCAAATAAGCATTCATTATATCGCCTATAAAGCCGAAGCTATCTGAAAAATCTATGTTAAAAATATTCTGTAACCAGTTATCAAATGAAGAAAATGCTGACTTAATATTCTGCCATATGCCTTTAAACCAATCACCTGCTTTACACCATTTATCAGTAATCCAGTCCCAGCATTTTCCTGCTGCATCCTTAACTACATCCCAATGTTTTACTAACTCGTATATAGCCACACCTAATGCTGCTAAAGCCACTATAACTAATGTTATAGGACTTGTTAATACTGACATAGAAACACCAAATGCTGTTGTAGCTGCTGTGGCTAACCAAGTAGCCGCTGTATGTGCTGCTGTGGCTGCTGTATCTGCTACTTTAGATGCCGTTGATATTCCCCATTGTATGGCCTGAGAAACTAATTCCTTTGTCGCCAATGCCATATTTACAATAAAATCTTTTGCATACATAGCACAAAGCTGAACTGTTTCAAGCTTATCTGCTATCTTAGCTGTTACACAGCCCCAAGTTGCATCCTTAAGTTTACTGAGCAATCCGACAACACCGCCAGCATTCATAAGAAACTCGGCTAAGTCTACCGCTTTCCAAGCTGCTGCAAATGCTCCTATTGTTATCACTATTGCATCAAATGGACCTTGATTATCCTTTATCCAATCAGATATACCCTCTAAAGCAGAGGCTAATCCTTTCAGAACATCAACAATCACTCCACCAGTCCACTTTGCCACAGGCTCAAGGAAATTATCCCAAGCCCACATCCACAAAGGCTTTAATGCATCTAATGCACTATTCAGTACATCTAAACAACCTGCTAATACATCAAGAAATGCCGGAAGCAAATCTTCTATGGTCCACTTAGCCAAAGGAACAAATATATTGTAATAAGCCCATTCCAATCCTGCGAATAACTTCTCTGTTAATGGTTGTGCGGCTCTCTTAAGATTATCTAGTGATGATATCAGATTATCAAAAGATATTGCTTTAAGTGGCTCTAATGCTTTCTTGACTTTATCTGCCATATCAGATATTGTACTTGAAACATTAGATGTACTTTTACTCACATCTGGTACAAGGTCAACGCTTCCGATTCCTGAAGATATTCCACCTGTACTACCGCTTGAATCAGAACTATCATCTGTTTGCTCTGTCAGCTTATTTATCTGGTCAAAGCCTGCAAGGGACTTCTCAATATCCTTTGCTGTCTTCTTAGCTGCATCTCCTATTCCGCTTACATTATCTGCAGCACCTCCAGCATCATCTCCTATGCCTGCTATATCAGCACTTATACTTCCCATAGAGGATGATATATCGGCACCTGTAAGCATCTGCACGAAACTAGCAAATCCATCTGCCACTTTCTGCAGTCCTGCAAGCAGACTATTAAATCCACGCAGAATAGGTGTAAACAATGCTATGAAGCCTTTACCAAGGCTAGCCTTTAACTGCTGAAACCTTAATGTAAGTATTCTTGTCTGATTCGCCCAGGAATCCTGTGTTTTAACAAAGTCTCCTGTGGCATTGGACAAAGCACTTGTAACGTACTGATAACGCAGCATTACTTTTTCCTGCTCTCTCATCTTGGCTGTAGTTTTACCGAAGCCGTTATTAAGTGCATACTGGTCTAAGTTAGTCTGAGTCATAATCACGCCCAAGTCCTTGAGCGTTTCAGTCTCACCAGTCCAGATAGATTTCAGCTTTGTATATGCTTCATCCGTACTAAGATTGTAAAATGATGCAACATCACCGGTTAATCCTGTGACATTTTCAGCCATATCAAGTGCCGCCTTACCTGTAATACCCATAGCATTACTCATCTGGCCAAACACACCCATGTACTTCTTAGCCGATAATTCCGATAAGCCAAAGTTAGTCATAGCATTGGAAGCCCACTGGTCTGCCTGCCAGCTTAAGTCCTTAAATGCTGTATCTACGACATTCTGTACTTCTGTTACATTAGAACCTACTTCTATGCAATCTTTCGTAAACTTAGTAACTGCAGCTATACTTAGTCCTGCAGCTATCTTCTTACCAAAACCACTAAATATGCTTGTAGCCTGCTTAGCCGCCTTATTGGAAGCTCCTGTAAGCTGATTAACTATCTGTGAACTATCTATTCCAAGTTCCAGAGCTATCTGACCTACTGTATCTGACATTCGCCCTCCTTTCTGACACAATTAAAAAGCTGCCTACTTCTTTGAGTAAGCAGCCTTAAAATCTCGTTGTAATCGTGTCCAATATTCTATATACTGTGGTGTTCCCACCATTTTCCTATTACGCTTCAGAAGCCAGTCATCATGTATCTTTTTCTGTTCCTTAGTAAAGCTATTGATAACTTTAATGTCTTTCTCTGCCCTTATACTTACTACTCTTCCAAGTGGTGTTTCAGGCATTATTCCTGATAATAAAGAACAGAATTCCGCCCAAGACATATCATCTTCCGTTCGCAATCGTATGCCATACTGTGACAGGAAGCTTGACTCTATCAATTCCCAGTCATCATATATGTCATAATATATTTCACTATGAGGGTGTATCCTCCTCTCCATATGTACCTGTGGCAACACCCATTATTGCATTATACATTTCCTTATATTCTGGAAGCGGTAAGTCCATAGCCTCAATCTTATCTGCTGCCTCTTTGCCAATAAGCATTTCAAGAGCCTTTGTTATAAATCCCATTCCGTTGTCACTATCTTTCTTCTTTTCAGCCTCAGCAGCCATAGCCTGTACATTAAGAATTGTGTTCTTTCTGTTATTCACAGTTACCACTAAGTCATCAGTAATACGAACCATAGGTAACTGGTTTGTAATCTTCATTGATATGTCTATTACTTTAAAATCTGTCTTTGCCATTATTCAAATTCTCTCTTTCTTTTTTATTCTGTATATGGAATATATGTTGGTTTTCCATCTGACTGTGCTTCCCATTCAAGTGCATCAATGCTTGTTGAGTCTCCTCCAAGGGAAGTTACATTTATAACTGCTGGGATAAGAAGCTGGTCAAGGTTTGGGAAAATAATTGAAACCCAGGTATTACATTCCTGTCCTGTCTTTAAAGCCAGGCTTGCGATATAATCATTACCTTCATCACCATAATTACGCTTACCACCCATAGTCATACCCAATGATTTACCTGTTGTAAGTCTTCTTGTCCAGCCTGCCTGATCCATTGGATTCCATTCTTCAATTGTTCCATCTACGGATATGCTTAAGCTCTCTGCATCTTTTACAACCTTTGTTTCTACTGTTTCCGGTGTATCTGTGCTCTTTCTTCCTGTTATGCATACACCGAACTGAATTGTATGCACCGGATTAACGCCAGTAAGAGGTGTTGCTCCTGCATTATATCCAGCTAATTTAGTATTCTGTGCCATACCTTTACCTACCTTTCATAATAAATATCTAATTCTATTACACTCTCAAAGATACCTTTATCATCTGTCCCTACATCCACAGGTCCATCAACCTGCATTTTAGTAAATAGAAGCTTTTTATCATTGATTATTTTATTGTTGGTGTCTCTAAGCATATTATAGAGCTGTTCTGCTGCCTTCTCGGTGTCTCTGACACTTGTATTCCAATGAACTAATATACTTATAGACTTAATACGATAAGAGCTGTTATTTAAGCCTCCTACAGCCGTCTGTGGTGGTCTTTGTCTGTTAAGATTATATACTCCTATGCTCTTATCTTTTTTATTGTCAAGCTTGCCGCAATATACATTATTATTGTCTGCAATGCCAAGACTTGCTATATAATCTCTTACATCACCTATTCCTAACATCATAACCCCGCATTTTTCTTGTATAACTTAGCAAATGTATCTGGAGCAAAATTTCTTTTCTTACCATCTTTAAGATAATCATCTAGCCACCTGCCCTTTGCATTTGCATTGCCTTCGTGTCTTTTACCTTTATCATCTACCCAAGGTGATTGATGGAAGTTATATTCAGGATGATAATATAACCTTCTTACATATGGTGTACTTGATATAAGTTCTACCTTGCCATTGGCAATATCCTGTGTATATACAAATGTGCTTTCGTTTTGCAGTGTACCTGTATCTCTAGGCATTACCTGACTTTGAACTACATTCGTATGTATTGCTTCCGCTGTCTGTGCCAGCGACACCTGCGCTGCTGCCGTAAGCCTTTTCAACACTGGCATATTAAGCTTAACTGTTGACTTAACATTTTTTGCCATTACATCACATCCAATCTTACATAATTAACTGTACCATCCGGATTACGGCACTTCGTACCCTTGTATATATGCCTTGTTACACCGAACACCTTTATATCACCTTTAGTAATAACAGGAAGCTCCGGTGCAATATCTCCAGGTATTAAGGCACAGCCCTCAAGCTGTATAAGCTTCTGTTCTGCTGTGAGCACCGTCTTTCCACTGTCTTGATAATTGCATAGTCCGTCCCATACCACAGGGTCTAACTGCTCCCCATATACGTTTTGGCCTTCCTGCTCTATCTCAATATGTACTTCTGTTTTACAGAACTGCTTTAATACTAAACAAGGATATTTCATACTCACACCCCCAGACTTAAGCAGCACAAGCCTGTCTGGCAAAGCACCCGGTATGTATCACGCTTTACAGCAATTCCATTCTGCACAAGAACATTCCAACTGCTGCCAAACTGCATAGATACTCCATTTACAGCATAATTCTGCAAGACACAATTAATCATGTCTTCATTCTCATACTCAAAATCAGCCATATCGCAGCATACATCTATGATTATTGCCTGCTGGAACTCTGTCAGATTATCAAAGCTTCTTGATGTTATACGATTAAAAGTAAGCGAGTCGATATGACGGCTCGCCTGCTTTAATCTTCGTTCTATCTGTTCATCCGGGATAAGATTATGCTCGCTCAGGTACTGTTCTTTACTTGCATATACCATAGGCTCACTCTTCAATATCTTCTGCAGGATCTACATCAACGAATACAGAATCAACCTTACCATCCTTACCATTAGGGAATACAAATGTATCACTTAACTGGCGATTCTGATAAAGATATCCATCTCCTTCTGTATGTGCTCCTGGTGCGAAGAAATAAATAGATGAAATCTTAGGTACTGTCTTACATGTCTGTCCACATGCGACAAGTACATTAATCTTGCGTGAACCCTGAACAATCTTTTCATAATATGTGGCTATATTAGTCTTTGTAGGCTTTGCCACGACTGTATAAGTGCTGTCGCTCTTAGTGTAGTATGTCTTTCCTTCTGCTACATCTGTATCAGTTGTTATGGCATACTTTGACTTAAGTGGAGCAAAGCCGCCCTCTGCAACATCCCAATCGAATCTGTCATAGAATCTTTCATCATCCACAACTTCCATAAGTGTCACACCATCAATATCAGTTACACGTGTTTCAATGCCAAGACCACCTTCTGCAATCTGTGTCATTTCAATCTTACGCGTAAATTCCTTTGATACCTCAAGCTTATCCATAATGTCAGAAGATACATACATAATGAGACTTCCATTTGCCTTATATCTTCTAAGCTTGCCTGCTGCCAGAATATGCTTAAGCTTAGCAAATACATTCTCTGATGTATATTCTGTGGAAGCTGTTTCAGTATGATATAATTCTGTCTTCTGTGCAGCCTGTGCTACCTTACTAAAAAATAATGCATCTGTCTCCGGTACTACCTGTGTCTGTTCAAATATGTGTGAAATATTCTGAATAGATGCTGTCTGATTTGTTTCATCAACATCTGCCTTATCAACCATAAACTGTACATCTCTGTCATGTGTTACTGTGTAAGGAACATCTTTCTGGTTATATTCTCCTGTGTTCCATCCACCTGATCTCTTATGGTTCTTATAACCACTTACACTCATCTGTGTAAAATGGAAAGTCTTTGCATCTAACCATCTGACATTGTTTGTGATAAATGGGGATGTAAGTGTGCCCTGAATAAGAATTGCTAATAATTCAGGACTCCACTGTTCTGCATAATTTAAATTTGGCATATTATTTTACCTTTTTAACCTTTCTTAATTGAATCTATTCCATCTCTTTGTAGGAACATTTACATTGCTACCTGCAGAAGACTGCTGTCCATTAGTCTGCTGCCCTGCGCCAATCTGGAATCCCTCATTGTTCTCTGTGCTTGGCTTAAGTGCAGGTACATCCTTTAGAACCTGTTCAATTGCAGCTTTAACATTGTCCTCTGATATCTTTCCATCTGTACCCTTTGCCTTACTGAAATCAGCCATCTTAAGCACGTATTGTACTGTCTTGGCATTAATACCAAGTGTCATTGCTACCTGTGTAGCCGCAAGCTCTATACGAGCCTGTTCAGCATCTTTCTGTGCTGTTGTTACTTCATTCTGAAGATTAGCATTAGCGTTCTGCTGCTGTTCTACCTGCTGCTGTTTATTCTGCTTAAATGTTGCAATAGCCTGGCTTACTTCCTCCTCGGATAGTCCCTGCTGCTGGAAATAGCTTTTAAGCACAGCATTTTCTTTCTTGGCAGTTGCGGTGTCTAACATACTCTGTATTTTGTCATAGTCAATTCCAGCCGCCTGCTGATTGTTCTGACCACCCTGCTGTCCTGCCTGTCCGTTATTGTTACTTCCAGCGTTCTGGTCGCCGTTACCATCTCCGCCCTCTGCGAAGAACTGTAAATTAATAGGTAATGTCTTTTTCATACCTGTCTCCTTTCCGTTTACCGCCCGTCGGCATTTTCCTAAAGTTTATTGCCATTAAGTTTTGGGCATAGAAATAGCACCCACAGCGTATTGCTATGCGTGCTTATTTCTGTCTTTTTTCTATTTCATATAAAGTATCCATTATAGCCTGATGATATAATTTAACATCTAAATCATCTTTATACATTCCCATTGTTAATCTATTTTGTAACATTAATACATGCCTTTTAAGCTGTGTCATTACAAAATCATCATCTTCCATAAATATTTCAGATTGTGATTTTTCTTTTTTCACTGGCTCTGGTGGCGGTGAATATCTTTTCATCATACGTTTCCTTTCTGTTGCACCGGTGCAACTTGGGTATAAAAATAACAGCTCTATGGCTGTTTATTTAATCTAATCTTCAATTCTCTTAATATCATATACTACTGCACACTGATGTTCTATTTTACAACCTCTAGCCTTATCCCAACCTTTAACAAAATATACAACATCCGCCTGTGATAGAAGTTCTATTGATTTTCCTAAAAACCACAATGGCTTAGCTTCTGCTGGTGCTCCTTCAAAAAAAGACTCTATAACTTCTACTTTCTCACCTAATAGCAGCTCTGCATATTCTATTGCCTTTTTTCTTGTTTCTTTTATTTTCTCGTCTGTTTTACCTGCCATAGGCTGGCTAATAAATAATTTTTTCATACTGTCTTGTCCTCACTTTCTTAAAATTAGGTATAAAAATACCACCAATCTCTCGACTGGTGGCTACTCATCTACTGTTCCTGTTCCCAAGCCCACTTTTAAAATTTCTCAGCAGCTTCTATTGCTTCTTTAGGGGCATTTTCAAGATGACACCCAATCATATATGGTTCAAAAATATCAATAAGTTTCTGTATCTCTTCTGGATATTTTACTGGCATAATTTACCTCCATTTCTTTTTATTAACGTAATATATTCTGCTTCAACTTCATCATATCTTTCTCGTAAATACTTAATTTCTGCATAATCACTTATCTTACCCACATTATATTCATTTATACCAAGTGCGTCACTTGATATATAAATACACTTATATTAATAATTAAGAGGTTTACCTGCTTTTATCCATTCTTCAAATGTTATATCTTTAGGTAAAATTTTCCAATTCTGTAAAACTTTAAATGTTGTTCTATTATTTTTTTCTATTTCCTCATCAGTTCTCTTTGGTGGATTTATAAATCTCTCACGCTCTTCTTTTGTTAATTTTTGTTTTTCCTCCTCCGTAAAATTAACTTCACTAAGTTCCATCCTAAGTTTAAAACATTCTTCTGGAGAAAGTTCTTTTCCTCTTTGCATTTGCTCTGCTTCTGGTAGTAAAAGCCATTCTCTTGCTGTTAACTTCATTTAATCCGCCTCCTCTAAAAGAATATGCCAAATCTCCCCGACTAATATTTTTGAAATAACTTTAAATTTACTATTTCGCTCATAAAGGACTTCATTTTCATTTAAGCCAATAGAACTTATATCTCGCCCATTTTTGGTATTTTGTATATAAATTTTTATTTTTGCTAAATCATTATATCCTTCTGTCTTTGATGTACTCCAGTATTGTTTAATTGTTATTATTGTTCCTTCAACATATTCACTTACAAATTCTTTAATTCTATCTTGCTCATCCTTCCTGTCAGAAAAATCAACAGTTCTTATTAAATTCCCATTGAATTTTGATATTTTTGACAGTGCTGCATCTAAATTGTTTACAAGTTGTTTATGTTCTGATTTTAAATTTGATAAATCATTTGCATTTCTTAAAACATCATTTATAATATATGCTTCAAAGCTCTTATATTGTGTAACTGCTTGTAATTCTTTATCTGATAAATTTATTATATCATTCTTATGCAATTCCTCAATATGTTTTTCAGAACTACCATTAAATAATATACTTTGCTCCCACTGTTCCTTCCTAGCCGCATACATCTTCTGGTTATCCGGGTCTAAGGAATACTTTGAAAGCCTGTCGAACTGCTCAACCATCCTGCCTGCATATTGCCGCTTCTGGTCCTGCTTGTAATCTTCCTTGACCTTTTCTAATTCTTCCTTGGTAAACTTACTATCTGGCTCTTCATCCAGCTCAGGAAAGTATGTTGTATGTACATCTTTGCAATTAGGTCGTCAAGGATGGTAAAGACCCGCTGCTATTGCCGAAGACATTAACGGATAATTACCATCACTTGCATCACCTCCACTCCATACATCATCTATCAGCACCTTACCAACAAATGGAAGACACTTAGGACAGGCATTAGCACGCTTATTCATAATAACTGTACTAATTCCCCAAGACTGTCTCATTTCTCCCTCTCCAGTTAGATATGCACGCTTGCTGGCTGTCTGAATAGCCATTCTGGCATAATCTTTTACTGTATGCCTGCTGCCATTCGCATATTCAATACAGTTAATACCAGCTTTAAGAAAATCTCTTGTAGCCATATCAACTGCTTTCTCATATGTTCCTGCACCCGTATTCGCATACACCTGAGCATTGAATATTATCTGCCGGTATTTATCCTCCGACATTCTTAGCATAGAATGTTCAGCTGTAATAAAATCTGCCTTTGTGGCTTTTATAAGTGCATCTAACTTCCTGGTATTTAATTTGAAAAAAGCACCCTCAGTGCCCTGTGACACTTTAGATGCTTTAAGTCCTTTTTTTATTGCTCTTAATATCTTCTGTTCTTGCTCTGTACCGCCTGCCTGTCTGGCAGCAAATATCATAGCCTCTATTGAATCATTGATATTACTGAATGACTTTTTAAACTTCTTTTTGTTTTCAGCCTTATATCTCTCCAACGCCTTTATCTGTTCCACCTGCCATTGTGTCCAGTTAAATCCCTCTTTAGTCTCCTCTGCCCTATGGTGTTCAAGATTCCGTATCATTGAAGCTATCAGCTCATCTTCTATGGCTCGAAAGGCTTTCTCTATGTCATAATCTGTGTTAAGTGCCATAAGCTACCTCACTTGTTATCAAAACCTGTGAAACTGTTATCAGTGCCATCCACTGAGAAGCCATCTGCCTGCATATTAAGTGCCGGCTCTTCCATATCAGATATACCCTGCTCAGCCTTAAGCCTGGCTATCTCTTCCTGCTTCCATTCATCATCCTTGGTATCTCCATACAGCTCATCAACAGATGCCTCTATGCTCATAATACCGCCCTGCTTTGCCTTGCTGACTGTTTCTACCTGGCTCTCAAAGCTTGGGTTCGCATATTCGCCAAATGTTACATCTATATCCGTATCCCTAATTGGTGTCTTATTAAATGTATCCATAGCCTTAAATACTATATCTACAAGCTTTGGAAGCACCTTCTGCAACTGGCCTACAATGTTATTTCTGCTATATAATGTTGCTTTTTCCTTTTCTCTCTGTGCTTCCGCATTATCCAGCTTCTTAACATCTATACCCAGCGTTGATGGGCTCATAATACCTTGTAAACAGAGGTCTAACGCTGTTATATATGTTGCAAGGTAACTCTCGTGGGGAATATTACCCTGTACTAGGTCTATTTTATTAGTTTGTCCCTCTTTCATACTTACCTCTGTACTTATATAAGCATTATCAAAGGCATTGGGCTTTAGCACCTTTCCTGTGTATGGATTTCTTGGGAGCATATTTTCTGGAATGTATTCCTTTGTTCTGTTTTTCCTTAAGGCATCCATCCACTGTGACCAGGCCTCGTCTAGTGCGTCAAAATTATCTATTTTGGCGTCAAATATGCTCTTGCCTCTTCCTTCATATCTGGCTGATTTATAAAACATCATAGGAACTGCCATCATAAAATTGTCATTCCATACTACATCTGAAAGCCCTGCAAGTTCAGGCACTGTATCCAGAGGACATTCCCTGTCTCCATTTACAAGCTTATATCTAACATATCCTATTCCATAATGCTCAAGAAGAACATATTCCCTTGTTCCACTATGGTACACTGTCTTAAAAATGATTTCTCTTACCCTGCCACGGTCTCTTATAATTTCTATCTTATCTCCCGGATAAAATTCTATAATTGGATATTGGCTTAAGGTTGTATCAAAAGATATTTTAAACGCCCCATCTCCTATATAGAGTGCTTCTGTAACTGCCTGTTTTACCAGCTCTATAAAATCATTTTCTTCTGCAATCTTGTCCCATTCTTCCTGTCTGCTGCCAGTGTCTATTAAATTCATATCATCAACAACTATACTCGCCAGCATATCACACAGCATAGCTGGCAATCCAACGTGTATTTTTCTTATCTCTAACCCCGCTGTACTTGTTGCCGACCAAAATCTTGTACGATCTCCTGCCAACTGTTTATACAATTGTGCAAGTTCCTCACTTTCACCTCTGTACCATATTCTGTTTTTAATAGCATTTCCTTCATAATCAAGCGTTTCCTGTAATGTAAATGTTCCATTCATTGCCGGCTGTATACGCAGCCACGTCCTTATTCCTGTTCTTACCTTTTCTGCCATACTTGTAAATATATTCACCTCACTCACACTCCTATGTCTTATTCTCTATTCCTATCTTGTCGCGATAAGGAATCCAGCCATACTGTACACTGTTTACCATATGGTCGTTACCGTCCTCTGGCTCACAGTCCTTATCCTCCAGCCACGAATACACCTCTAATTCAGTCTTGTAATTCGTACAGGTATCGACAATATAAAAGCTTGGCTCTCTGCCCTTCTTATCATTAAAGGACATCCAGCCAAGCTGTAAGTTAATTCTGTCTATTATAGTTACTTTCTTATACGCATTGTTAAATATATACTGGCAGTCAATATGTTCTCTTTTATACTTTGCGAACTCTGTTATTGTTGCCTGGTCCGCATTATCAACAAACACATTTTTTGACATTCCACCCCATTCTTTTCTGTTACGCTCCAGGAAGTCAATGTAATTCTTTACTGTATCAGATGGAGCTATTGGTATATCAAGAGCTGCATTATTGTATACTTTTTCATCTAGTACAATAATCCTGCCCTTATTGGTTATTCCCATATACGACATTGCAATTGTATCAGGACTCTTGGTCGAGTACGCTGTATCAAGTCCACTTGTGTATATTACAAACCACTCTTCCTGCTTTTCATCATTTTCACGTTTTATATAAGCCTTCGCCTGCTCCTTTGTGATAATATGTCTCTTGCAGAAATTACAAAAGACAAGACCTGTTGCCTTGCCTCTTAATCCTTGTATCTTATTCTTGTATATCTTAGTGCCAGGAGGATAGCTCATTTTTTTCTGTTCTATCTTCTCTGGTGTCATAGATATATTGTCTGTCATATTAAAGAACCAGTACACCCAGTCTTTAATAGGCTCACAACCGTTAAGGTCCTTCCATATTTCTTCCGGCACATCTGCCCTGTACTTATCTATAGGCCTTGCATGATTGATGTATTCTGAATATATAGGAAGTGTAGGTGCATCAGGATTAAGTGTACCTACGAAATATTCAGAACGTCCGAATATCTCCCGTATGAAGTCTATGTTAGCTGTATTGCACTCATCTACCCACACACATCCAAACTGTGAACCCAAGGCATTCTTCCATTTACTGGCATTATCATAGCCAAGAATATATATTATCTTAGTACTGCTGCCTGTTTTGAATTTAATGTGCGGAAGTTTATTTTCTTTATCGCCATTACCACAGTATTCCAGATTAGGGAATATCTGTAACAATCCCATATCAGCATTTATTATATTCTTCTCAATAACACCTGTTGTATTACCTGCTATAACGTGCAGCTTCATATCTGATTCAGCTACATTCATAATGAACTTAACAGCTACTGTCGTTGTCTTTCCGGATGCAGTTGAACCCTCTAAGAACTCTGCTCTTGCAGGTGTGTCTATGTAATCCCAATACTTATCACTTAGAAGCATCTGGCTCACCCCTTGCTTTGCGCTGTGCTAATAGCTCTGCGAGTTCATTTTTAGCTGTGTCATTTACATTTGCTTCTATTCTCTCAATAGGATTAAGCCCTGCTCTATCCATTAGATCCTTTGCCGCAAGATATGCAACCATCTCATTTTTTGAATTTAATAGTTTTTCCTGCTTTCTAAACGCTTTAGGGGCAGCATATTGCAGGCTTGAGCGCATCATTCTGTTGTATTCATTGCGGAATTCTTCGTTATTTTTCTTCCAGTCACATATCGTTTTAGGAGAAATGTTAATTGCCTCTGCAATTTCTTTGTCTGTTAATTCGCCCTGAACCATTAATTCCAGGCACTTTATCTGCTTTGGTTTCATTTCTTATGTACCCCCTTTCTATTAACATTTATTAACATTTTTTATTTTCTCTTACTTAAGCACAATAAAAGGTACTGACAACTTAATGCCAGTACCTTTTAGAGGTGGATAGTTCTCATATTCGGAGTAATATTGTCAGTTCTTACTGACTCTATCTGAGAAAATTTATTCGTACTATATACTAGTCCGTGGTTCAACATTTCTCTTTGTTTGTTCCAGTTTATATATTAACACAGAAAAAGCGGACAAATCGGACAAACTTCAAATTTCTTTTAAAAATCTCTCTATAGCTTTTCTACAACTTTCTTCTGTGTGATGTTTTCCCATTCTCTGTGCCACCTGAATCCAGGTTAAATCATCAAGAAATCTATACTCAATCATTCTTCTTATTCTGCTATTTTCAATTTTTTCTATAAATTCCTCAACTTCATTTGTTATCTCTAATAATTTCATTTCATATTTTTGTAACTGACCCTCTCTTGCTATAAGCAATGTCCTTTTCCTGCTATACTCAGGATATGGATATCCCTCTATCTTATAATGCTGTATACCTCCATCCCCACCTGTAACAGAATCAATTACACTCATTTGCTCCTTTTCCATTTTCTCAATCTCTCTTATTAACCTATCTCTTCTTGTTCTTATGTAATCATATTCCTGTTTTATGTCACAATACTGTATTAACGCTTCCCTAATATCTGCTGCCATATCTCTTTACTTCCCTTCTCATTTTTATAATTTTCTTGCACAATATATATCTCTATGATACAATACATATGTTCTGTTTTTGAGAAAGGAAGCTGACAGCGTGGTAATTGGAATTAGGCTATCAGCTTCTCTTTTTTTGTGTGATATTATTTTGTATTGAATAAATATTTGTTAATAGTTCTATTTTTCTTTTATCTCTTGTATTTCTGTTCTGTACCATCAGCCATTTTTACTATTATTTCCAATGGATATCCCTTAGCGTTATTACCTACACTTAAATAACGTTCCTTTATTATTTCCAATGGCTTACAATGTCCCTTTTCACAATGCTGTGCTCTGGTTTTATCATTGTATTCTGTTCCACATATCTCACATATGTAATGTTTAACTTCTTTCAATATAATCACTTCCTTTCATCTCTCTCCACCAAGTAAAATCCCAGCCATTATTAGTTAACTGCTGCCATATATGATTGCCTTTGTAATATGCCTTTCCTTTACTTCCGTTCCGTCTGTATATCTGATATATTCCTGGCTTATCTGGTTCTGCATCATAGCAATTATGCCACCCTTGTGCTTCCATTTTTTCTTTAAATGTCATACACTCTTCAAACTTTAACTGGCCTATCATTGTTTCATACTACTCTCTTTATCAAACTTTTCTTTTTCCAAAATTTCAATTATATAATATACTTTTCCTTTTTCAGCTCCCCATTCTTCTTTACCCTTTCCTAGTCGTAATATGCATTTACATTTAAGCTGAGGAGAATTCTTAGAATATCCATTACGAAAAATTATCTCTTGTACTCTATCTTGTCTTATTTCCTCTGGAACGTCATTGCCTTGTAGCAATTCATACTCATATCTTTCGCTAAAAATACTTGATGGGTATATTGTTATCGCACCAAAAAGATTCTGAAAACGTGTTTCATAATATTCTTTTATTTCTCTATATTCTTCTTTCTTCTCACCTGAAGCAATCATATCAAACCATTTTTTCTTGATTGGCAATGTTAACATTATGAATCGCCTCCCATTTTACCATTTTCTGTATACAAGCTCATCCTCATTCCATTCCGTATAAAGCTCCTGCAAATACTGTCTGAATATCTCCAACATCTCCTTTCTCTTTCCTTGATTTCCATTGTCTAACATATTATGGTGAAACTGACATCCTATAGCTCCATTCTGAGGTATTCCTAAGCCGCCTGCTGACCTTGGTATATAGTGCATAACGCTTAGTATTTGCTGTGAATACCACGTTGAACCCTGCATATTGTATTTCTTAATGCAGAAAATACACTGACCGAAGTCTCTTGCATAGATTTCCTTTCTTGCTTTTTCTGTAAATTCGTGTGCTCTTGCCTGTTTTGATTTTCCCATTTCTCTTCTAACTCTCCTACAAAACCAATTGTAATTCTATTATTCATTGCCCTGCACATCTCAAGCGTACAGCCTGTTGAATGTTCCCACCCTGGTGCAAATACTGCCACATCACACATATCAAGCATAGAAATACATATATTCATAATTTCTTTGTGTGTTGTATCCTTGGGAAGGTTCTCACACACCTTTACCGGGTTAATTACTGTATGTCCCTGCTCTGTAAGAACTTTTTCGATTGCCTCTGCTCTCTCCTTATAGTCGGATGTTCCTGTTACTGGTAAACTTATATATACTTTCATCTGCTGCCTCCTTTTAGCTGTTCAAGCTCTGTCTTTATGTTTTCTGCTAATGCTATAAGCCTGTCTATAATGTTGTCTGTAATATAACTGTTAGCTTCCAATGTGAATTTAATATTTGATGCTGCAGTTATAATATTGTTCTTTATATCAGCTTCTGATGTGAGAGACTCAACTGTCCCCTCAACACGTTCTACTGGCATAACATCAGGATAATCTGCAATATTCTTCTGTCCTTCAACCTGCTCAGCTACAGGCTCAGCTTCTGTCTTTATCGGCTTTTCAGGTTCCTTTGTCTCTATAGGAGATGATTTGGGAACTGTCTTTTCTATATCGTGGATTTCCTCCTGCTTTGCCTTTACAACCTTTGTTTTCTTTTCTGACTTTTTTATATCAGCTTTGGAACTGTGTTGCACCGGTGCAACTAGGGGTTTTTTCTCAGGATATTCTTTAGCATATATATGCTGCCATATTGTCTTGGCATCGGCCTCACTATTTATTATGTTCCTGCCTGCTATGTTCATTGTGGCAATGTATACTTCCTGTGGATTGTATGTATCCTTCTCTGCTGTCCTAAGGCTTACAACTGCTATATCTTCTCCCTGCTTGAAAGAAACTGCTTTTCTTCCTGCTCCCTGTATTCGTACTGAATAAATCATATCTCCCGCAGGTGCGAATATATCTACAATGTTGTCAACATTTAATTTCTCGTGCGTAACTGCATTATATATGCTCTCATATACCTCTATATTCTCTTCACATATTTTGTATATAATCTGCTCAAGCTCTGTCTTTTCGGTATCTGTGCCCTCAGCATATACTTCCAGATCACTTATTTTCTTTTCCTCATCAACTTCCGCTTTGAGTGTCTGTATTTCCCTCTTGGAATACTCTGGTGTAAGCTCCTCATTAAGTTCATCTGGAAGTTGGAGCATAATAACAAGCTTGGCATACCCAAAACCTTTATATGACGTCTTAAGCACTGGACTGTTGCCATTTTCCGAGAACCTGTCATTAATGCTTATAAAACGTGATACCATTGTCTTATCCAGACCATACTCCACCCTGGCAAATTCGATTACGTTAGTATATGCAGACCATTTTAGAATATCTGTATCTCTTGCCAGCTTTAACAAATAGCCAATTCTTACGAACCCCTCAGCAGTTTCTTTCATCTGCTTATCAAGTGCCGTCTTATATTCATCATAATTCCTAATTTCTTCTAATTCATTCATCCTGCTTTCCCTGCCTTTCCTGCAATGTGAGCTACATAAGCCTTTAAGAAGCTGTCTATTGTCTCTTTGTCTGGCTTGGTATCCCTTATTCCATACCACTGCTGTACCTTGTTATTTTCATATTCCACTGTAATATATGGTTTATCTGGCTCATTTTCGTGCCTTATTACAAGTATTATTGCTTTATTCTGGTTATAGTTGCTTAAATACCTCTGATGGTCATCACCCACACAATGATGTAAAATACGTCCTTCCATAACAACTTCTCCTGCATCTCTTGCTGGTCTTATAAGCAGTCCCGACTGCTGCCAGGTATATTTTGTTGTAACTTTCGCTGAATTAACCTTTATCCTTGCATATTTCTCATTCATCTGTTTAATGTATTTGGCACTCTTTGCACGTTCCATCTTCTCTCTTAACTCTATGTATGTTTTGTGAAGTTCTCTCGGTCTTAAATACACTGTATTGCTAAGATCATCTCCATTAGCTTCCCTCGCTCTTAAGTAATCATCATATTCTGTAATAGCATCTGCCAGAATGGCGTGTTCTGGTATATTCTTATTAAGATAGTTCAATAGCTTTTCAGGGCTCTGGTACTTTAAAATGTGCCTTAGCTTATCTTCCGTAGGTGCAGCTATATACAATCTTGTAACAATCTCTGCATTATGATGTGTAAATGGTATTTTTCTGTAATTCATAATTTTAATTACACTTAATGCAAGTAGTTCCTGTTCGGACTCCCTTAAATACCTTAACTGTTCGGTTGTTATTCTTAAAATTCCTGCGGCTGTTTTTGCTTTTTTATTAATATCTCTTGTTTGTCCCTTCGCAAAAATTAGCCTCCTGCATATCTGTGTAAGGTCTATTTTGTATAACTGCTCTATCTGCGGTGCGTGTGCATAAGCAGTAAGAGTATCATATCTTGCCAGTATATGCCTTTCCTCTCTTACACCTACCTCACTTATAAGCTTATATGCTGTTGCTGGGATATATCTTAAATCACTTTTTTCAACTGCCTCGCAGTAATTAACCTCATACAACTTCCCTGACCTGTATATGTCAAGCTTTTTACTCTTCCACCATTTTCCTGTATTACAGCTATTGTTATATATCCTCTCATAATCTCTTCTTAAGAACACCCTGCCATACTCCAGTATCTTTTTAGTTAATATACTGCCTGGGCTTCGTACTGCTCTTACTGAGTAAGCTCTTATTACAAGTGTTTCATCTTCTGCTGCCTGATACAAAAGCACTTCAAACACCTGATTTGTAATCTTTGCACGCCCCCAGTTAAGCAGTGTCCCTTTTCTTTTGCATTTTGGACACTCTTTTTGCTGGTATATTCGTGGCACAATATCCACTGGAGGGCCTGCATAAGCTTCTGTGGCTTTTATTCGCCTTGTAAATTTTTCTCCACACTGACAGCAATAATAATCTGCATAACTGCCATTCCGCTTGTAATAAATAATATTTCCAGCTTCTATGTATCTGTTAATAGTTTCATCTAAGAGCTTTGGTTTTTCAGGCATAATAGCAAATAACTTTTCTTTTTCATTTTCTTCTTTTAACATTCTTTCTGATGTTTTAATATCAAATGCTTTCTGCTCTATTGCATATATTAAATCTTCGTTATCCCAGTCAGCAGGTATTTTCTTTGCATACCATTCTTTTAGTATCTGCTTATCCACTCTGTCTATACTGGCTTTTCCCAACTCTCTTGAATATGGTCTGTTCCAGTCAATCGATATACAATCCCATTTTTGATTTTCATAATTAAAATGTGCATATTCTTTGTCATTCACTGCCATTCTGTACTTTATTGTCCCAGCGATATAAAGGTCTATTATCAGATGCTTTTTATTATCAATATCAATAACAGCTGCTGTCAGTACTCTATCTGATACAGGTATTCTGCCTTCATATGCTAATATTTTCTGCTTTTTCATCTGCTGCCTCCAAGATAATATTCATCTATCAGCTTGTAGGCTGTTGCCATTCCGGGGATACCCATTTTTACATTGCTATTTCTTATTCCCGCCTGTTTTACTATATTTTTGTCTACATCATACGAATTGGTGAAGCTCCATTTTAGAAGTGCCGCTATACAGCCTTTTATGCTCTTGCCTTTAGTTCTTACCGCCACAGCCATATCTTCGCACTCTGTACACCTCTTTTTTATGTAGGTAACCCAGTCTTCTATTATCTCTTTAGGCTGCAACTCCTCTGTCTCAACCTCTATTTTTCCAAATGCAGCCATCAGCGGAGAACATAATTTATCCACCATTCCATCTATATAGTCCTGCGCATCATCCGCATCTATACCATTTTCTCTTGCTATTGTCATAACTGCATCAGTATCACCTTCCTGTAATTGTGCTGCTGCCGCTTCGTTTATTTCTTCTGCACTGTTAAACTCTCCGAATATATCAAACATCTTCATACTCCTTTACTTTCTCTATATGTCCTTTTAACCAGTTCCTGTATGAATGTTCCTCTTGCAGGCGGAATTCATACTTATGTCCCGCAAGCAGTTCATCCAGCTTTATCCATTCATCTGCGTTTGCCACATCACCGCCTTTTGCTGTTTTATAATTATTCTGCTTCCACTTGTCTGGCCAGCCAGCATTAAAAGCATTTGCCACATAAGGAGACTCTGTATATATAACCAGTTCACATTTTTCTTTCATCCGTTGTAGTGCTTTAATAACTGCTATTAGTTCTGCCCTATTAGGCTTCATATCGTACAGCAGTTCTGTGCTGTCCAGTGTTATCGGCTCCGTGTCTGTTACAAGCTCCAATATGTAGCCTATAATGCCATTCTGTACATTTAGTCCCTTAAAGGTTGTTGCTGTATATATGTTTACCTGTCTCATTGCTCCTCCTTATGGGTCATCCTGTCGTAATAGCTTGTACTCTGTATAATGCAGATAATTCATTCCTGTATAAGGGTTTGTCCCCATTACCACTGACAATGGGTCAATGAAATATCCCGGTGTCGGCTTCGGACCATTTTCTATAATCTTTCTCATAGTTCTTCTGCTGTAATCAGTCCGTTCTGGCTCAGGACGTGCTAAATTTCGTGAACAGGAATACTTAACAAGCTCTTTCTGTTCCTGTACACTGAACATATTAAGCTGTTCATATTCTTCCGTATTTTCTTCCGGCTGTTTAACAATATATTCAGCCAGATCTGCATATCCGCCAGTTTCATATATGTTCTGATAGTTAACGTGTCCAAACCTTTCCCAGCACTTTGTTATAATCTTATCTGCACCTGTAACCCTGTTTATAAGGATATGTATATGCACACCTCCGAGTGCTCCTACCTCAATTCTGTATATATACTTCACAATCTCATTGATGCTCTTATATCTTGTCCTGAGACTTCTTAAGAAGCTGTTAAGGTCTTTCCTTACTTCGTCGATGCTTTTCCTTGTTCCCTTCGGATACTTTAGGGTTGTCCATAGATCTCCCTCCTTAAAGTTTGCTTTTATTAATCTTCTTACTCTCTTTTCTTTATTCCTCTGGTTCTGCTTTCTAATCTGCTCCTGTGTTGCTTTCTGTCTTTTATGGCGTTTCTCGCCCTTAGCTCCATAATTACCAATAAATTTATACTCATACTCATTAGAGCCAGGAAAGCGCCATACATCTTTTCTGTAAGTCATACCTGTCTCCTTAAATGTCCTAACTTTAATATATTTATAAAGTTACAAAGACGAGCCTGCACCCGCTTGACTTTCAGTGAACTTACACATATAATAAATATGAGATTTATCTATATGTGTTTTGAGAAAGAGCCGGTATTCCTTGTACCAGCTCTTTTTCTATTATTCATCTATACTTTGCTTACTTTTACATATATAGTGTCTATTATTGTTTTATCTATATAGACTTCCGCCTTTATCTTTTCATACTCTTCTGCCAGCCTGAATAATCTGTCATACAGGTTATTATACGGAACTGCCACAAAAGATGTTATCCAGTTCTTGTCTCTTGGCTCTTTCTCAAAACTCTCTTGTGCCTGTGTATATAACAAATCTACTCCTTTCTGACATAACCTAACGAAGTCAAAGCCTGTTCATTAAGCCGCTGTCCGTACTCTTTCTTCTCTTTGTCTGACAGTGAATCGTAATCAATAATCTTGTCACCATCTATAATCTTTATTACTATGTTCACACTCTCACCTCTGACTTGTGGTTACTGTCTTATATGCTTACACTGAATGTCCTGATTACATCTTTTAATCACAATATGTCCTGTTGCAGTGTGGACACCCAGTAATCAGTGTTGAACCTGCCTTTTCTACAGAGATACCTGTTTTATATTCTCCGTGGTCCTGCTCTGTATAAATGTCTTTATTACAGTTCCAGCATTTACCATCTCGGGGTGCAAACTGTGGATAACCTTCTCTATCGCAATATTTATCCTGTACTACTCTTGCTTCGCTTGAATTAAAATGCTCCATAGTATCACCTCTTCTTATCATCTCTGCATAAAACTAATATTGTTATACAGATAATAGTTGTTATTGCTACTGCTGTTGTGTTCATATCTTCTCCTTTTTATGGTCTTGTATCCACATCAATAAGACTTTCTGTATGAAAATACATCTTGTAATGATATGGGTCAGAATGTGTTCCTGTTATATCCTCAACAACATACATTGTGTAATCATTGAGATATATGTAATTCTTTCTGTATTCATCTGCGCCAGTTTTAACCGTACATACAAGTTCATTTTCACTATCATTGCTTATACTCATATAGCCTTCTGCTTCCATAATGATTTTATCTGTACGTGCGTTGTATACTGTTATTTTTCGTTCACACTCAAAATAATCTGCCTGCTTTGACATATTGTAATTAACTTTATCTGCTTCACTACAACCTGTCATTGTTAATGATGCACCTAATATTAAAGCTGCTATTATTGTGTTTTTTCTTTTTATCACTCTTGACTCCTTAAACTGATCTCATCTATCTGTGGTAACTACAGAGTTAAGTAAATATATGCTTACTCTCTCTAACAAGTCCTGAGCTTCCCGGATTGTTAAACCATCTAATGCTTTAACAATCTGAGTGGCTCTTTTGGCACTTTCACCAGTAAATAACTTGCCACCCACTTTAAACTCACCTGTTCTCAAATCTCTCCATTGTTGTAATCCAACTGCATTTTCCATTCCTTGAGATAAGCACTTCTGTTCATTTTCCTTAGTGCCTGTTTCATTTAAAACCTCACCAACAATGTTGTCTGCCAGCTTGTCTATTAATTCATCTGTATTCTCTCTCACGCTCTCACCTCCTTGTATGTTACTTGCTTGAAATAGTTACCTTTTTTGACTTAAATATTCTGTCGTAACATTCTTTACATACACCTGAACGCCATCCAAAAAATACTTCAGCCTTGTTTCTGCACCCTATAACAAGGCAGCGTTTCCGTATTATTTTATAAAGCTCTCCTCCGGCTTCATCATGTAAGCCAAATTCTTTTCTTAGGATATTCTTATTTATTTGAACTGCTATACCAATTAAAATAAGTATCATTGATACATATACTATTGCTGTTACCATATAAATACCTCCTTGTTATGTTACTTGCTTGGAAATATCTTGCCTAATTCTGTTACAGCTCATATACTTTATTTAAAATGCTTACAGGAGGATACATTATGCCAACACCATTCAACGAATTAGAACTATCAATATATGAACATCTTTTACTCATACGCATAAAGTTCACAGGTGTTTATAAGGAAACTGTTCGCCAAAAGCCAAGATACCAATTTCTTTGCAAATTCAGTCTTGTAGATAGCTCCCCTAAAAACTTCAAAAAATATGTTATTAGCGACAAAGGGAATATGTATCTACGTTACAAACGCCGTAGTTCTTTTCGTTTCTGGATACCTGTAATCATTTCCATACTTGCCTTGTTAAGCAGTTATGATGTATACACTAATCCTTTTATTCAGAAAGTATTACAATCACTAGCACAGCTATTGAAAAATATAATGGGAAATTAGGATGTCGTTCTCTGAATGGTACTTTCACAATCACATATTCAAATCCCAATCTCTTCATTTTCCTTACTACTGATATCATCTGCACTAATGTTCTTACTCTCTCTTCTATGAATGGTTCATAGCAACGGATAATGTACTTATATGTTTTCTTCGCAATTGCTCTCACCTCCTTGTTATATTACTTGCTTTGAATGTTTACTTGAATTAATTTCAAGTTTAAATTCAAAAAAAAATTAAAATTTTATCTGATTAAGAGTTACACCGAAATGCTCAGCAAGAGCTCTAACTTTACTTACTGCCACATTAGATATATCTTTTTCCCATGAGCAGTATGTTTGGGGAGAAATACCGATTTTGTTGGCAACTTGCTCCTGTGTTTCGTTTTTTCTTGCTCTTAATTCTTTAACGGAGAACTGCATTTCATTTGTATTCAACTTTTCATCACCTCATTTCAACTTGAATTATTTTCAAGCATATGTTACTTGATTTATATTCAAGTGTCAATACCTTTTTTGAATTTATTTCAAGTTTTTTTATCTTTTTATCAATTCTACTTGAATTTTCTTCAATTATATTATATTATTCAAATATAAATTAAGAAGGGCGGTGACATTAATATGTGCCTTGGTGAAAACATACGTTTTTTAAGAACTAAAAAAGGATATTCTCAAGATGACATAGCCAATATGCTTGGTTATAAATCATTTACTACAATACAAAAATGGGAGTCTGGTGTTTCTGAACCACCACTTAAAGCCTTAAAGAAATTATCTGAAATATTTAATATAGATATGAATGATTTAGCTACAAAAAAACTCTCTTATAATACTAATGAAGATAATAATGTATATTATCTTGATGATGATGCAAGAGATATGGCTCAGTTCTTATATGAGAACCCTGATTATAAAGTTCTCTTTGATGCATCACGCAAGGTTAAAAAAGAAGATATTCAGTTTGTAAAGGAGATGATTGACCGAATGTCTAACAAAAATGATTAAAGATAAGAGGGTGAGAAATTGGATACTAATATTTTATATGTAGATATGCCTACTACAATTAAGGCATATACTGTTTGCTGTGATGATGATACCTATACCGTAGTCTTAAATGCCAGACACTCAATGGAACAATTGATGTTGGCTTATCATCACGAGATGAAGCATATTGAAAATGGCGATTACGACAAGCCAGACAAAGATGTTCAGGTAGTTGAAATATTTGCACATAGAGAAGAGAGGGATATTTAATATGGATATATCTAAGGAACAATTCAAAAATATAAAAAAAGAAGGAGGGTTTTCAAGTTTTACATTTCTTACTACTGCAAAATATATAAATGGAACATCGTCTGCTGAAAAAACCTATTGTAGTATTGGACTATATAACGCAGGATTACTCCTCGACGTTACAGGTAATACAAAATCTTTATATAAAAGCGAGGAAATTACTAATGTATTTTTAGCAAATCCTTACATTGTAATAGAATTTATTGATGATAATTTCTGGGTTTTGTCTGCATCAGATAAAAAACTCAAAAAAATATATGATGGACTATTATATACCGGTGTTAATTCTGATATAAAAGATGTACATCAATTCTTAGAAAAAAATATAATTACAGATTCCAATGGTAATGATTTATCTAATAAAATAAAAATCTGTAATAATTGCGGTGATAAGTTACTAGTAAAAGCTGAAAAATGCCCTTATTGTGGAAAAAAGGATACCGGATTTTATATTGTAGATAAAAATGATACTGAAAAAATAAATACAATTATAGGAAATGTGCCACATCCCAAAAATGGCACTCCTATTTGGAATACAAAGAATCCATCAATTACCAAAAAAGGACAGATTAAAGAAAAAGTAAAAGAAAACAAAGCTAATGGAATAGCTTGTTGTCCTAAATGTGGAAGTACCAGCATAAACTATTCCACTAAAAAATTAAGTTTGGGAAGAGCTCTTCTTGGAGGTGCTGCATTTGGAAGTACTGGAGCAATTATAGGCGGACTTTCAAGCAAACAAGGTGTAGTTAAATGCTTAAATTGTGGATACAGTTGGAAATTATTATAATAGGAGGCTAACAATTATGAACACTAAAAGCAAATGGTACTTAAGCACTTGGTTTATTGCACTTTTATGTGCATGCTGGTTTCTTATTATTCCGCCTATAATCGGCATTATTCTTCTTATCATAAAAGCTGTAAATGATAAGAAACAAAAAGAACTATTTACACAAACATTCAATCAGAACAATCAACTATCGCAGGAATATTCTGAAATGAAACAAACATGTGATGAGCTAGGTGTTACTGAATATATAGAAACAAAGAAAAAGATTGAACAAATAGAACAGGAATCAGCCACAAAGATTGCTTCTGCTGAAAGCGAAGCAAAAGCTAACCTTGATTCTCTCAATGAAGAAATACAGAGTAATAATGTATTAATTGATAAATTGAGAACTGAAATTAATGAATTGCAACAACAGGATGATAAACTAAAAAAATCTCTTGCAACCCAACAGCGTAAAATATCACGTTCCAAAGAATTGTATAAAAGTTTTGCTTATGCATTTGATAACTTCATAAATTTAGAAATCCCTTATAATAGTTGCATATTAAGCACAAGTGATTTAAAAGATGCCGAAGAAATTGCTCCTTCAGTAATTCTTAAATTACATTGTATGGACATAAAGAGTCTGCGAAAAGCTTATAAAGATAATGAAAAGCTTATAGACAATCTTTTAAAGCAATATTCTGCCAGATATACAACCAAAGCTAATAAAGCTATCTACAACCTAATGGTAATAGCATTAAGAGCTGAATTACAGAATGTATTATATGCACTAAAATATGAAAAGCTAGATACTGCAATCGAACATGTAAAAGATATTTCTGCAAAATACCTTAAGATTGCTGGCGAAGGCAATCAAACTATTGCTGGTACTCTTACAAAGTTCATAGGCGAATTAGAATATCTCTTTATTAATGCTGTTAAAATTGAATATAATTACTATGTTAAACGTGAGCAAGCTAAGCAAGAACAGATGGCTCTTAAAGAACAAATGCGACAGGAAGCTGAAGAACGTAAAGCTCTTGAACGTGAAAAGAAACATATTCAACAGGAAGAAGAAAAGTTCAATACTGAAATTAGTAAGTTGCAAGATACTATGTTAAATACTACTGATGAATCAGAAATTGATAAACTCAAGGCAAGAATCCTTGAACTTCAATCTCAATTAGGTGAAGTAATTATTAAAAAGGATGAAATAACTAACTTACAAAATGGTAAAGCCGGTACTGTTTATATAATAAGTAACTTAGGAGCTTTTGGTGAAGATGTATTTAAAGTAGGTATGACACGTAGGCTTGAACCTCAAGACAGAATTAATGAGCTCGGAAACGCCAGCGTTCCTTTTAAATTTGATGTACATAGCTTCATATTCTCTAAAGATGCTGTAGCTCTTGAAAATAAGATGCACGAAATACTTAATGATAGACGTGTAAATAAAGTTAATATGCGTAAGGAATTTTTCAAGATATCTATAGATGAGCTTGAAAAGATAGTTGATGAAATAGAACCAACGGCAGAATTTAACAAAACAATGGTAGCTGGCGAATATCGTCAATCTCTTTCTTCTGATTCTAACTATACTAACTCATACTCTCTTGATGATGATGATGATGACGAATAATTATCAGCTTTAAACCAACATTTTATGTGTTGGAGATGTGGGAATGACTATTGACACCAGAGTCTTTTTATACCATCTCGGTGATAATGCCGTTATGATTTAAAAATAAATAAAAGCCCCTGTGCTACCAACACAAGAGCTTTTACCACGATACTTACATAAGCTGTGCTTATGATATAATACCGCCCTAGACAAGCTATATTATATCATTCATAGCACCGCTTTTGCAAGTGGTGTTATTTTTGTACCCATTTTTGAGTTGCACCGGTGCAACTTGCATATATTTTACAGAAAGGATGATTAATATGGCTAAGGATATACTTAATATGAAATCTGCATGTGCTTATATCCGTGTATCTACTGACAAACAGGAAGAACTTTCTCCGGATGCACAAAAACGTCTTCTGATAGACTTTGCTAAAAAGAATAATATGTCACTTCTGGCAAGTAATATCTATCTTGATAATGGTATTTCCGGCAAGAAAGCTGATAAAAGACCAGAATTTATGAAAATGATAGGAATGGCAAAAAGCAAAGAACACCCTTTTGATGTCATTCTTGTATGGAAATTCAGCCGATTTGCGCGTAACCAGGAAGAGTCTATCGTATATAAGTCTTTACTGAAAAAGAACCACGTTGAGGTTGTGAGCATATCAGAGCCTTTGATTGATGGTCCTTTTGGAAGTCTTATTGAAAGAATAATTGAATGGATGGATGAATACTACTCTATCCGTCTCTCCGGAGAAGTTCTACGTGGCATGACAGAAAAAGCATTAAGAGGTGGCTACCAGTCTTCCCTTCCGCTGGGTTATAAGATGAATAAAGACACTGGCATTCCATACATATATGATGATGAGGCTGTTATCGTACGTAAGATTTATCATGATTATATATCCGGCCATAGTTACTTAGAGATTGCCAGGGAGCTTAATTCTCTTGGGTACCGGACTAAACGTGGTTCGACATATGAAGGACGTACTGTGGAATACATATTATCCAATCCATTCTACTACGGTGCTGTAAGATGGAACAGACAGAAACATGATGACCATACTATTAAATCTGTTAGCGACTGGATCATAGCAGAAGGCAAACATGAATCTCTGATTGATAAAGAGACTTGGGATGAAGTCCAGCATCTTATAGCACTGAGAAGCCGTCCTTACAAAGCAAGAGCTGCAGGGCATATGAAACACTGGCTGGGTGGAATTGTCAAATGTTCAGATTGTGGTGCATCGCTAATGGCTGGACTTAATGCTACACGTTACCAGTGTGGCAATTACAGCAAAGGAAAATGTTCACATAGTCACTATATTAAAACTGTCGCACTTGAACAGGCTGTATATGAAGCATTTGAACGTGCTTTAAATGGAAGTGTGGAATTGCATTACGAACTTAAAAAAGGCTCAAATGAGCCTGATACAGATGACAGAAGTGTTATCTTAAGTCAGTTGTCTAAACTAGAGGATAAAGAAGCAAGAATTAAACAGGCATACCGGGATGGAATCGACACCTTAGAGGAGTACAAAGAGAATAAGCAGCTTCTTAAGGATGAACGTGCTGCACTTGAAAAGCAGTTAGAAGCATTTAATAATACTTCCAGTACAGACTCCAATGCTGCTATGCTTAAGAGCATATCAACTGTATATGACATTATAAAAGATACTTCCAAGGACACACTAACAAGAGCCAATGCTATAAGAAGTGTTGTTGACCATTGTGTGTATGATAAGGAAAATGATAAGCTGGAGATATACTTCTTTTTACAAAAATAA